TTAGCTTTTTGTGCTGGTGTCAACTTCTTTGATTTGCCCAAAGACTTTGGACGTGGTTTTTCCCAGACTGGTTTAGTACTTTTTCTTTTTGCCATTTTTCTTTTTCCTTGCTGGAACATACTTCTTAGTTGTTGTTGAAGGAAGAGTTGGATAACTTGGATTAGCTGGCATATTCTTCTTCTTCGCCTTCTTCTTCCATTTCTTCATGCTCAGAGTTTTTCATTACTTTGCCGTCTGGCATGTAATGCCAACCCTTTGGTAACTTTGGAGCATCTTTTGGCTTTTTGCCAGATGCTTCTTCGTAAGCCTCTTTTAACTTATCCATGATTATTTTGAGGCACGCTTGCGTCCAGCAACGGCCATCTTTTGGAATTTAGCTTTGCCATATTTCTTGCGACCAATTGAGGCAGCAACTGCTGCTGGGTCTGATACTTTGCCCTTCAAGGATTTCTCTAACTTGGCAAAGCGTCCGCCTCCACCAAGCTTCATTGATTTCTTTGCCATATTATTTCCTCTTTCCTTTTTTCATTGCTTTTTTGTAAGCTTTACCAACAGGAGTATCTGTTATAGCAATCATTATACCAAATGCTGGTTTGCCTTTTCCTTTACCCTTTTTACCGTGCATTATTTTTTCTCCTTTGATAGTTTTTTAGCTACCTTTAAAGCAGCTTTTGCAGATGCAAATTTCTTTTCAGCTTTAGTTACTTCTTTTTTAGCGGCTTTAACTGCAGGAGTGTCAATCTTTTTATAAGATGGTCTTGAACCAAGTTTAATCTTTGCTGCTTTTTTAATTTTCATTCTTCTTCCTTCTTGATTTAGTTAAGTGCCATTCAATATGATTGTCAAGTTTTTCATCAACCTTATCAACTTTGCTTACTACTTTATGAAGTAGGTCACGTGCTTCTGCGTGTTGAGAAGTATTTTCATCTCTTAATTTTTGGACTAAAACAACCAAAGGGCCGCCTATAATAGCAACCGCAATAGGCACTAGCCATTCCATTAGATGAGCTCTTTCCTTGCGGGCACTTTTTCAACACCGGGCATTGATTCGTACATTTTTTGTGTTTCCCTTATTGTTGAGTTATTCCAAGCTTTTTGACCATATTCAACGCTTTTAAAACCAAACTTTATTCCTTTAACGTGGCATGCAAAACAAATCTCACGCTTTAAGTCATTTTCTGTCTTTAAATCTTTTGAACAGTTGGTGCATTGCATAAAGTTCCTATCTATAGGTAAAAAGTATTACCTAGTTTATTTCATTCTATCAGAATACCAGTTAAACTCACCTATAAAATAACGTTCGTTTTGTTTTTTTGGCTTTTTTATCGTTTTAGCAAAGAAGTTTAAGGTCCCATATGGGGCGTCCGTTTTGGGACTATACTCTGGCAACCATACATATTTTAGCATCTGGTTTGCTATTGCCAGACTCATGACTCGGTCGTCGTGCGGAGAACCATGGGTTGTGCCATTGTCATCACGAACAAAAGTCTTAAGTTCAGCAACCGTATATTCACATTTTAAATTTAAGATACCATCTCTTAAACTAGCGTTTAATTCATCTATGGCTAGTGGTTTTGTTAGTGTAGTTGTGCGCCAACCCAACTTTTCTGTGGCCTCTGGATGGCGTTCATTCAATCTACGTTGGCGGTATAAATTAACATAACCAGCTTTATAAAGTGAAGTTAGAGTTGTTAAACCGTGGTTATTAGATTCAACGCCAACCAATGCTTCATTGTAAAAAAATCCCAGGGCATAAAGGACTTCTTCGCCAAACTTGTCTGGGTCTACGTGCCCGTGCCAATGGGCTACAACTAGACCGGACTTGGCATCGATAACATGGGCTGAGGAATAGTCACCTCTAGCCAAACCTTCAGCAACGTCAGCTCCAACTACATACTTTGCTCCAGCTTGCGGCACTTGCCATATTGACAACGGTCCGCCATCAGGGTCAAACATATATGAATTTCTTAAATCTGAAAGCTTTTTGTTATGGCCTTTTTTAGGTTGGGCAAGTTCTAACTTTGTAAGTGCTTCCAAATCAAAGACTGGTCTTCCAGAACGAATGAACGCTTCCTCTGGATTTGACGGGTATTCTTGGTGCAGTTGCCAAGGTGGTAGTTCTGCTGCTTGAGCATCATACCAAGCTTGGTCGCGCTCTGATGCAGACCATGGAAAGAATATGCCCTTAAATCTATTTGTTGCATTTTGTGACCCCTGCCATAGTTGAAAAAATATATTACCTTCACCTTTTGCAGTTGATAGACAAATTACTCTACCACCTACGTCAGCAATTGGTTCTATTGATGCCCAGGCTTCCTCAGGATTCGGCAAGAAAGCCATTTCGTCAATGATAGCCAGATAAACTGATTCACCTCTGGCTGGCTCGTTTGCCGAAGGCATTGACTCAATAACTGAATCGTTTGCAAAAGACATTTTAAGAACGTTATTTTGCACTAGCTCTGGACCAGATAATCTAAACCAGTCTGGCAAGAACTTATAAATATATTTAGCCTTGGCTAGAAGTTTTGTTGCTTCTCTTTCCGTCTTTGACAACATAACGATGAAACGGTCTGGCCAAAAGAAAGCCAACCAAAAAGAGTACGCCGCTGCTAGAGTTGAGAATCCTATCTGACGTGCTTTTAATACGATTGAGTATCTGTTTTCTATCCATGCTTTAACTGCTTCTTTTTGTGCATCGCGCAACTCTAACTTAATTTTACCTTTATTAGGATGTTTAATGTGAACATAGTTTTCACAAAAGAATACAAATGCATCTAGTAACTCCTCTGTCGTAGCATCTTCTTTACCACGACATTTACGAAAGTTGTACTCGTTTACAAGTTGTTCTAATTGCATTAAATATTTCTCCAGAATTCAAGATTAGAATATCTGGCTATTGTTTGGGGCAAGAGCACTTCTTCTGGCTTACGTGACACTTTTTGCAAGTTGGGTCTAATCGTGTGTAAGTTTTTAATTTTTGTAATACTGTCTTCAGAGATACCTGAGCGGTCTTCAATATTTTCAAATTTGTGATTGTATTTCTCAATTGCCAAGAAATCATATATTTTATCAATCTCTCTTTCTGGATTAGTGGTTAAATCATCGTATTCAACAAAATGAAACAAATGCCTAAATTCTGGTATTGTCGCGTGTTTCATAAATTGTAAACTTAATTGTATATCTTTATCTTGACGCATTAAAAAATCGGCTCTTCTATCTGCCAGTGGTTTGTCTGGCAGTGTTGAAGCCAATACCTGTTCGTCCATTTGATTATTTTTAGAATCAGGATGAGCATTAATGATTGTATCAAATGATACTAAAATATCTATAACATTTCTTACTGGACAAATAAATTTAACATTTTTTGTAATGTATTTTGCAATAATTTCAACACCTTGAGGACTTGGCCAATTTAAGTTTTTGTCGATAATGTACTTGGCTGATTTGTCTTGATAAAATGCGTGAGGAATAGTTGCAATGGTGTCATCTATTGCGGCGCTTCTATTATAGTCTATGTTTTCTAGTTCATTGTGGCTTTGCGTTTGAGTAAACATCATTCTAAACAATGGACTTGCCGGCGAAACCCACACATCTGGATTCTGATTTAATATTGCACTCAATATCGTTGCACCAGAACGTTGCATTCCAGCCAAGAAAAAGAATTCCTTCATTTGTTTTCCTTCGTTAGTTTATTTTAGTTTTCAAACATTACATACCAATCGGTACCATCATACACTATTGCTGCAGATGAACCTGAAACTTGTTTTGTAATATTCGCTTGCAAACTTCCATTAGAGTCATACACGTTACTTGATGCGGAAGCAACATGTTGACCTTGCCAAGTTATAAAGTGAACAATGCGACCAATATATTCCGAACCAGATGGCAAAGTAACAACACATGTTGACCCTGACTTGTTATTAACAATAAAGTTTTCTGTATCAGCCAAAGTAAAGTCTGCTGTTTTAACTACAGGTGCAGTAGTTGCACAATATTCACTGACTTTAGAATAACCAGTAATTGATACGCGGTTTGTGTTACCATCAAAACCTATACCAGGAACTCTAAAGTTTGTAACGCTAGCATTACCAATAGTTGCTTGGTTGGAAACTGTTGCTGATGTTGGTTCGGCACCA